CAATGTTCTTTGACAAAGGGTATTTTTATGATTCCAGCGTTTGTTGCTGAGGAGCCGTCTCATGTGATGAGTAAAACCAAAATTAGAAAATCTCCATTGTTCAATGCTTGGAGTGAGTCTACGATGAAGCCTGCACATTTGAAAAAGTTTTCAATAGATGACAAAGTAATAGATCCTATGGTATATGCCGTAAATAAATACCATAAGGATAGATACATGTTAGATACTGAAATACTTGACGCTTGTGTGGAGCATACGTTCGAGAGACTTAATTGGGCCATATCCAAAAATGGACCCCATAGACCAATAGTTTTAGACTTTGAAACGGCAGTTGTTGGCATTCCGGGCCAGGAGTTTTACGACCCTATCCCTAGGAACACGTCAGCAGGCTATCCGTTTTGTAATTATTTACCCCCTGGCTTCAAAGGTAAGGAGGTCTTCTTCGGAAAAGAAGACGAGTATGATTTGACCCGACCTCAGTGTGTTGAATTGAAGAAGTTTGTTAACCACATTATAGATGAAGCCAAAGAAGGAAGAATGACTGAGGTTATCTACAAAGACTTCCTTAAAGACGAAAGAAGACCAGTAGAAAAGGTTGACCTCGGTAAGACTAGATTAGTTTCTGGTGCTCCAATAGATTACTGTATAGCTTTCAGGATGTATTTCTTGGACTTTACAGCTCAATTTATGAAGACTAGGATCTTTAATGGTTCTGCCGTTGGTGTAAACCCGTACTCTAAAGAATGGATGTTAATACATCGTTTATTAACGAAGTTCGATAGGGTGCTCGCTGGTGATTACAGTGGTTTAGACACTTGCCACACAGCTCAACTTGTGAGATCTGTGTGTGATTTTATCAATAGATGGTATGACGATGGTGAGATTAACGCTAGAATTAGGAGAGTCTTTATGGCTTCACTGTTCACCTCTAGACATGTAAATGGTAGAGTTGTTTATTTATGGAACGGTGGTTTGCCTTCTGGACATCCCCTAACGACAGTTATTAATACTCTCATAAATCTAATCCTAATCAGGTATTGCTGGGTTTTAGCCCACGCGCGAGACACTTATAGCCTCATTTACTTTGATGACTATG